CAGCAAACAAAAAAGGCTTTACAATATTGTAAAGCCTTTTTTATTTGCTCCCCCTACTGGACTTGAACCAGTGACCCTCTGATTAACAGTCGGGGCTGGTTGTAGGTTTTGATTTGTAACACCTTAATTTTCAGCAATGTATACATTAGTAAATGGTTGGTTGGGGCTGTTTTAGCTATTTCCTACCTTGTCGGTAAAATAGCTTGTAAGTATTTGTATATCAGAATTATACAGCCGATTAAGTTGTCGCTTTAAGGGCGTATATTGCCGCTTTTGGGTGTGCGCTTCTGATTGGTTTTAGTACTATATAAATACAATTAACGAGTTAGAAAACACTCTACTTTCCTAATGTGTCTTTGGTCGTTGTTTGTTGTATTTCGGCACTACCATTACCGAGTGATACGGTAACTCCTTTTCTATTTACATCAAGAGCGAATATAAGAGCTGCTATAAGTACTAAAAATATGAATGCTCCTATTACACTTTGCATTATGCCGTGAAAATAGCTTTTCCCTAATGTTTGCGGCTTAACCTCCTCAAGGGCTTCTTGAAAATATTTCTTTTGATTGAGCGTTGCATCTGTTTGTATTTCTTGTATTGACTGTTGGAGAATATCGTTCAGGAAATTCTGTAAAATAGCATTAGCAGATTGTTTAAATCGGTCTATGCTTCCTGCTGAACAGGTCATTAGATGAAAATTTTTTAGGTCTTCTTCGTTAGGGTCTCGGTGATTTTCGGCTTTAAAGTTCTCTATAAATTCTATTTTTTCGGATTTATAAAGTGCATAGGCTATGTGCCCTAATATGTCGTTCTTGCTTCCTACTAACTCACTGTATATGTAATTATAACTTCGTGCCATAGTATTTATCAAGGGCTTTTTGATAACTTCTCTTTATATCTTCTTTTGTGATTTCGGTTGTGTATAGTTTGCCATTATACATTACGGATATAGAATATCCGTTTTCGGTTATTTTAGAATATTGGTTGTTATTCTTAAACGTTCCTGACGTCATAGCCTCATTGGCACGACGTATAACATCGCTTGTTATGTAATTTTTTCTTTCCATTGTTTTTCTATATTATTGGTTAAACTTGGTCTTCGGTTAGTGTTCGGTTAGTGTTCGCTTATCCTTCGCTCATCGTATATCTAAAACGACATTCTCTCAAAAAAGGCGTGCGCTACTACCTGATAAAAGCCTATTATGTACTCCATTCGTATGGTTTCAGTTTCGTAGGGCGGATTATTGTATTCTGGCAATGGGTCTGGGATAAGGTCTATATACCCGCTTTCGCTGCTCCGTTTTACGATTTTGACGGTACGTAGTCCGTTTTTGGTAACGATTGCGTATATTTCGTTGGTAGGAAAATACTCCCACCATTCATTTATCTTTTTTAGACCTATTACAGAGCCGTTTTTGATGCGCCTTGACATTGAGTTGCCGGTAAGCACACAAGCAAAATCTGCGCCTGAAAAGCTGGGTGAACTTATCACAAATGAAGGTTTTACTTCGGAGAACATCTCGGGGGATGTAAATCCTCCTGCGAAATCTACTTCGTAAAAGGGTACTTTTACGCTTGAAACCATATCGTCTGTAATGAGGACGGGCAGCGTGTTGTTTTCTTCCTCACGTTCGTTGTATTCGTTTTCTATCCTCTGAAAAAGGTTGTCAAAGGCTTCGAGTATATCATCGGGCATTTCCTTGCTTCCGTTGTCGTAGGCTTTGAGCGTTTTTAGGGGTAGGTTGGTGAGTTCCTGAATGCGCTGCAAAGATAAGCCATATTTGTTACGCTCGGCTCTTAAATAGGGTTCTTCTTCGTCGTCTTCAATAAGCATTTCGCCATTGCCTGTAAGTAGCCAATCTTTATTTATTTCAGGAAAGGCTGACACTATGTTGTTAGCCATTTTAGGGCTTATGTTTTTAGTTTTTCCGTTTAGCACATCATAGAAAGATTGGGCTCTTTCATATCCTGCTTTTTGAGACAATTCGGCAACTGATATTTTTAAATAATCTGCCAACGCCTCTATTATTTGGGGTGGAGTAAATGTTTTCATTTTTTTATTCAGATTTTTTCTGTATTATTAAAAATATTTATTACCTTTGCACTTTAAAATTAAACATTTGTTGTTATGAATAATAGACAATACGAACTAAGAAAATGGTTAATAGTTAAAACCAATAATATAGAGAATGCAAAATATTTGTACAATCTCATAAAGGACTTTAACAAGGACGATATAGAACTTTATCAATCTCTTTTTGACGGCGACCATAACAACACCCTTGAAAAAATGGATTTTGTAAAAAAATCTATCAATGATGTAGAGGAACTTCAAAATGAATTAGAGAGATATAAGAAACTTATACAAGATTTGAAAAAAGATAAAGTATCAGGAGTACTTCCTTTAACTATGGGTAACTCATATATCTATCTATAAAAAAAACTATTCTTGATAATTTTGAATTATAAGTTTTCTTAAACTCTCAAGAAAACCTCTTATTTCATCTTCTTTTCCATAGTTATTTATCCAAATAGACAAATGATTATAATAAATCAAAGCATTTCCTCTTCCTATTTCTATATCACGTTGAACTAACACCTGCAAGCTGTTTATTAATACTTCTTTTAATAAAGGATAGTCTTTTGCTTTTAACAGATATAGGATCATCTTTAACCTATAAAAAACAAACTCTTCATCATATTGATTAAGATCTGCTTTGTTGTTGTTTATATACTTGACAAGGCTGTATAATTCTCCAAATATAAATCTTTCAAATCCCTCAAAATTAGCTTCATAAAAGCGCAATCTTTCTTCTATACTATTATTATGATTATCTAAGTATTTTTTATCTTCTTTAATATCTGATTTTATGTTTTCTATCTCCTTAAAAATATTTTCCTTTATCTCTATAATTTGTTCTGAAACGTTTTTGTTATGAGCCTTGTTATCAATAATAGTCCAAATCTGAAAGCCCACTAAAAAGGTAACAATCACCCCTAAAAGAGTTGCCATAGTGCCAAAGCTATCCCACGTAAAGGGGGTAAATCTACACCAAAATAATAGTAATGTAATCACGCTTATCAGCAGTGATAATAGTGGCAATGCATTTTTCTTCAAAAAATCTTTCATCATAATACCTTACTTGTTTATATGATATTTAATTTCTCGAACTCTCATCTTTATAGGAATTGTATTTTTATACTCTATTACTTTTACCCAATTTTCTTTACTATCAAAAGTATATTTGTATTCAAACACATCTCCATTAGGCTCTTCTTTCTTTACCAATAACCCTTTAAAATAAGTTTCTTTAGAAGTTTCATTATCTTCAGTTGATAGGCTTTCTTCAATGATAGTATCTTCTGAATATTCATATTTTGTTATATTGAAAGGTGTTGTTTTTTCCTTTTTGTAAGAATATATCTCTATTAGTCTATTTTTATCGTCATATAAGTATTTAGAAATATTTATATGGGAATCAAATTTATTACCATCTTTGTATTTATACCACTCCCATACACTCTTATTCTTCTTTCCTAAACTATCATATTCTCTATTATATTCATCTATATAATATGTATCTTCTATCAAATATTTTGAGTATTCATAAACTTCATTTCCTTGATTATCAAATTTTATTATTTTTTCACTTTTTATATGCCCTTTTTCTTCATCTTCATAGTACTCCATTTCAACAATTCTTGCTGACAATAATTTTTTACCATTGTATTCATATACATACATTTCTGATAAGTCGGCATCACTATCAAATACTTTCACACTCTTCAAATTTTCTTCTTCATATTCAAAAAGTGTTCTTTTCCACATCTCATAATTTCTATAAGTATCTATTTGCTTTACTTTTTTATCCTCATAGGTATATTTAGTGTCAAGCGTAATATAGCCTTCAACAAATGTTATTTTTTCTTTAGTTTCAAATAATCTGCCATTATTATATATGTAATTGTAAGTATCATAGGGAATTTTAGCTTTTGATGACCTATATTCTTCCTTTTGTATATTTCTTCCTTTAATATCAAAGTGATACTTATATTTTATTGTCCAAAAACCGCTCAGTATATTTCTATCCCAATATAATGAATTATCCCATTTCAGTTTTTTATCATCAGGGCTACTTTCTATTTCCGCTCCCTTAATTATAGAACCGTTTTTTTCAACTGCTATAAAAGAAAAGTCTGAAACAGATGATACCTTTCCTTTTAATCCTAATGATTTTAAACTAATAGTATCTGTATTTATAGTTATTCTACTCTTATATTCTTGAGCATTTGCTATAAAAAACGAACTAATTACAAAATAAAACAATATTTTTTTCATATTAAAAACACCTATAAATCAATTAATTACAAAAATAAAACAAATAAATACAGAAAAAATCTGTCAATTTATTTGTTGATACAGAAAATATCTGTATCTTTGCCCCATAAAAATACAACGGCATATTGCTGGGGCAAATATAGTAAATAATATGAGAATAACAGCAGAAGTAAAAAAAATAATATGTGAAAACTTAGCATACGCTTCTATAGATTTAGGCATTTCGCCTATAACATTGAATGAAAACATCAGAAAGCGTCCTTACTTAATGTTAAAGAAACCTAATTTAGAAGTAGTTAAAAAATACGCAGAAACTGACAATTTGGACGATATATTCGAGTTTGAAAGTGATGAAGAGAGAGAGTTACTGCTAAAAAAATATAAAGTACTATGACAAAGCAACAGCATATACAAAGCTTAAAAAGTAAGATAAAAGAGTTAGAAGTAACAAAATTATGCCTCGAAGGCGCAATAAGAACACTTGCTAATGAGATTATCCGTACTAATGACGAGCTTGCTATTGTGGAAGGTAGCAAGCCGTCTTCTAAAAGACAAAAGAAAGTGGTTGATATATCGAAGTACGAAGCGCAATTCTTTGCTGAATGCGAACGCGCTCGACAAAACAGCTAATAAAAAAGACGGCACTATCGCAGCACCGCCTTTAAGTTTAACAATCTAATTTTTTTAATTACAATGGCAAAAATACAACAAATGAATGAAACAGCAAAACAAAGTAGCCATTTTCTTCTTCAAGACGGCTACGTAACCTACAAGGGTAAGCGTTATAACGACTGTACCCCTGCTGAAAAAGAGGCGTTTAATATCGTTATAGGTGATATAAAACCTATAGATGACGAACTTAACGCCTTAATACAAGGGCTAACAGCACCCTTATTACTTCAATATACTATGACTGATGAAGAATTAATCAAACCTGCGATTTTTGAACAACTGAAAGGGGCATTGCGCCCAGAGAATGATAACGACCACGAGGGGTGGTGGCATCTTAAATCTACTTATGATTGCTACACTATGCGTTTATCTGGGTGCTATGACAGGGGCATTTTAAACGTTGAAGCTGAAGTGTATAAAAGGACTGGCAAATATACAGATTGCTTAAGTCTAACCGATGAGCATTGGGCTGAAGTGGAAAAATTAATCGAAAAAGAATATAATCGTTTGGTTAAAGAGTTTAAAGAAGATGAGATTTTTCACCAAGATGAAATCAATTCACGTAATAATCGCGATTTTATTTAACCTTTAAAATCTAATAGCTATGAAAGAGCAAGTAACAACCTTAGAATTGGGCAAGTGCTACAGAGTGAAGTATGAGAGTATTAGTTGGTGTATTAGTGTGTATGAAGAATTGCCACTTACTAACAACTCATCATTGACAGCGGTGACAGTAGATAATTTAGGCATACATACAAGAAATTTCCTAATGTCTAACTCGTACCAAGATAACAAGTATGAAGTACAAGAGATTAGCAAAGATGAGTTTATGCATATATTTCGTACAAAACGCAATGAGATAAACAAACTCATTAAAAAATTGACTGTTTAAAATCCACTCATTTGTTGTCACGTGTAGGCTTCGGCTAACTGCCTAACATTCTTACTTCAGTTAGCCGAATGTCCTACAAAACAAAGAGCAAAACTATAACGAGTGCCGTGCTACCCTTTTAAAATCTGAACATATCTAAAAACACAATAACGCACGGCACTTTTCTTTAAGAATTAATAATTTAAAAACATAAACCAAATGAATGAAGAATTAATAACACTGAAACAGCCCCCTATCATTATCTATGAGCAAATAAAAGCAGTGGGGCAACAAATTGAGGCGAAAATTACTGAATTGAACCTCGACAATCAGTTAGTAACTGAAGACACGCTAAAGAGTGCGAAAAACACTCGTGCGACACTGCGCAAAGAACTTGACGATTTTGAGACACAACGCAAGTACATCAAAGAGCAGGTGAATGCTCCTTATGAAGCCTTTGAGAAAGCGTACAAAGAGCATATCAAAGTACATTACGATAAGGCTGATAGTACGTTGAAATCGAAAATAGACGAGGTGCAAAATCGGCTAATAAGCGACAAAAGCGCACGTATCAAAGAGTATTTCACTGAATTGTGCCAGCAGCAAGGTATTGACTTCCTCATCTTTGAACGCTTACCTTTAAATATCACCATTAGCAAGAGTGATAAAAGCCTTAAAGAAGAAGTAGCAGGCTTTGTAAGCGAGGTATCAAAGAGCCTCCAACTCATTGAAAGTCTATCCGACCCTGACGAGTTTAAGGCTGAAATGCTAACTGAATATAAACAAACGCTTGATGTTACAAGGGCGATACAGAATGCGCAATATCGCAAACAGAAACGTGAGGCTGAATTAGCACGTATAGAGGCGCAACGAGTAGCAGCAGAGCAAGCAAGGTTAGCCGCTGAAGCAAGGGCGAGAGAAGCCGCTCCTTTGCAAGCACCCGCACAAGTAATTAATGAGGCACAACCAGCAGCACCTTTGCAACCTGAACCAGTGCAAGAGGCTACACAAGCAGTACAAGAAGATTATAATGAGGTTGTACGGGCTACCTTCACGGTACAAGGTACAAAGGCACAACTAAAAGCCCTAAAACAGTACATCATTAGTAATAACATTCAAATATTATAACACAATGGAAAATAAAGCATTACAACAAACCACAAACCAACCGCTAATACCTGTCGAAACAGTAGAAACTTTAGGTAGTAAAACAGTTATATATGAGTCCGCTGGGCAAGAGGTGAAAATGAACTTTGCTATAGTACGAAACTACCTTACAAGGGGTAATACAACTGTAAGTGATACTGAAATAGTAACTTTCATAAATATATGTCGTTACAATAGTTTAAACCCTTTTCTAAACGAAGCGTACCTTATCAAGTTTGGTAACAATCCTGCTCAAATGATTGTCAGCAAAGAGGCACTAATGAAGCGTGCTGAAGCTAATCCGAGTTACGATGGCTTAGAGGCTGGACTTATCTTATTACGCAATAATGAGGTGATAGAAGTTGAGGGTAATTTTCATCTACCTACAGATGATATATTAGGAGCGTGGGCAAAAGTGTACAGAAAAGACCGCTCAAAGCCTTTTGTATCAAAGGTTAATCTTAGCGAATATGATAAGAAGCAAAGTAGCTGGAATGAGAAAAAGGCTACAATGATAGGTAAGGTAGCGAAAGTGCAAGCCTTACGTGAAGCGTTCCCTATGCAATTAGGGGCTATATATTCTAAAGAAGAACAAGGGGTTATCGAAAATAAAGGTCGTGAAGTGATAGATGCAGAGGTTATCGAGCAAGACGAACCTACAGATAATGCGCAGCCTCTTACACCTACTGAAGCCCCTAATCAAGTAGATTTTAAAAACCTATAGCCTATGAAAACGCATTACTTTACATTAGGACAATCGCACGTGTATCGCTTTAATGGACAAACATTAGACCACGATTGTGTGATTAAGATAACAGCCGAAAACCCCAGAGATGTAATGGTTGGGTATTTTGGCTTAGAGTGGGCTTTTGAATATAATGAATGCCCTGAAATGAAGTACTTCCCACGAGGGGTATATAACCTAACAGAAAGCAAATGGGAATAGCAAAAGTAATTAATTCAGGTAGCGAGGGTAACGCTGTGATATACGACAAGGCAATAATGGTAGATTGCGGCGTTACACTCAAAGCCTTAGAAGCAGTAAAAAAACAAGAAAATGAATAATGATATTGAAATTTGGGCAGATATAAAGGAATATCAAGGGGATTATTTAGTTAGCAATAAAGGAAGAGTAAAATCATTAAAATTTAAATCACCAAGAATAAGAAAAACTGGAAACAACGGACACGGTTATAGATTTATTCCTCTGACAAAAAATGGAGTTTCTAAAAATTTTTACATTCATAGACTTGTTGCAGAACACTTTATTCCTAACCCTGAAAACAAAAGTACTGTAAATCATAAAGACGGAAATAAAAATAACAATTGTGTAGATAACTTAGAGTGGGCTACACAATCAGAAAACAGCCAACATAGTTTTGATACAGGTTTAAATAAACAAAAAAGTGGTGCAGAAAATAAAAACAGTAAAGCTGTTATACAATATTCATTAAGTGGTGATTTTATAAGAGAGTATGTATCAATAACAGAAGCAGGAAATACAGTAGGATGTGCAGCATCAAATATTGGAGCTTGCTGTCGAGGTAAATATGAACAAGTTAAAGGTTTTATATGGAAATATAAGAATGAATAGTGATATATACAACATAATAAGTTCAGGAAGTGAAGGTAATTGTGAGATAGCTTTTAAATATGTAATGATTGATTGTGGTGTATCTTTTAAAAAGATTAAACCTTATCTAAAAGATATAAAAATCATTTTTTTAAGTCATAAACATTCAGATCACTTCAATTTAAGAACAATTCAAAAAATACAACAAGAAAGACCAACCGTAAGGGTTGCTTGTGGAATTTGGATGTTAGAAAGCCTCATTGGAGTTAATAATATAGATATTTTGGAACTCAATAAAATATATGATTACAAAACATTTAAAGTTAGTATAGGAAAATTATATCACGACACAAAAAATTCGTTTTTTAGATTATTTTTTGGAGATTACAAAATATTTAGAGCTACCGATACAGCACACTTGGAGGGCATTACTGCCAAAGGTTATGACCTCTACGCTATTGAGCATAATTACTGCGAGGAGTACATACAGCAGGCGATAGAAGAAGCGCACACAAAGGGTGAATATACGCACGCTTACGGCAATATCAATACACACCTAAGCATACAGCAGGCACGTGCGTTTATTGAGGCAAATAGAAAGGAAAGCAGCGAGGTATTAGAACTGCATAAAAGTAGAAGTTTTTATAAGTAAAATTGAAGAAAATGGAAACAGTATTTAAAAAAGGAATGAAGGTCTATGACTATATCTATGGAAAAGGAGAAGTTATAGAAGTACAAAATTATCAATATGTGGATAATATATTGTTAGTAAAATTTAGTAATAGAAAAGAACCTATAAAATATTCTCTTGACGGAAGATTAATTAATTATAAAACTTGTGGTGGAGACTTGGATTCTGAAAATATAGCAACTAATCCTACTTTGTCAATTTCTCCATATACTTTAGAAGGCTTTGAGCAAAAAGCACCTGCACCAACTTATGAGGAAATAGTTAGAGGTAAAAATTACATTTATTTACCTGAAAACTTAGTAGCTCCTAATAAAGAACTTGCTGATGCAACAAAGGCACTTTTAAAACTTCTGTTTCTCAGAGACTATTACAATGAGGGTTGGCAACCTGATTGGAGCAATTACAATGAAATTAAATGGACTATTGAGAATGTAAATAATAATTTAACAGTTACTAATGAATACACATTTAATCAGGTTATGTTTTTCAATTCAGAAAAATTAGCATTCAAATTTCTTGAAGACCAAAAAGAACTATTAGAAATCGCAAAACCTTTATTATAACTATGGAAATACAAGGACGAATTAAAACAATATTCGCTACTGAAACAGTAGGGCAAAATGGCTTTCAAAAGCGTGATGTAGTAATCACCACAGATGGGCAATATCCACAAGATATTATCATTCAATTTGCACAAGGCAATTGCGCTTTGTTGGATAACTTGCAAATAGGGCAAATAGTTAAGATACATTTTAACCTGCAAGGGCGTGAATGGACAAGTCCGCAAGGCGAGGTTAAGTACTTCAATACGGTTGTAGGTTGGAAAATTGAGGTTGTACAACCTATGCAACAATACCAGCAGACTATGCAATATCAGCAAGCCCCGCAAGGGTACGTACAGCAGCCGCAATATGCGCAACCTTCCTACCCACCACAAGGGCAGCCGCAATATCAGCAGGGGCAAATGTTTAACAATTACGGACAAGCACCTTCGCAAGGGAACGGCATACCGTATTAAATAAAAGACTATGAGAAAGATTATAACAAAAACCATCGCATTTATTATCCTATTATCGCTATTAGCATTTGGGGTAATGGCATTATTCAGAAGTGAATACCCTTATTTATGGTTTGTAGGGCTGATTGTAGCAATCCTTATACTGATTGTTTTTCCTTACAACAAGTTTTTCAGTAACTAATTTAATATTTATATCAAATGAAAAAGATGATTATTCTTTTCAGCGTTATAGCCTCCTTAGTAGGGTGTAACCGACCAGAACCTAACTATGAAGGGGTTCTAATGACAGAGTACGGACGAAATGGTATCAATTCGTTCAAAATTGTAACAGGGGCGCAAGGCATATTAGGTCCAGGTAGTGAGCTATATCAAGTGCCAATGTGGGAGCAAGCGGGCGACCCTGATATTGTAGAAATCACGGCAAAAGATGCTGGGGTATTTACGGTAGACCCTTCCTACACTTATACGCCCATTCGTGGCAAAGGTGCTGAGATTGTGTTTAACTACAAAAACTACCGAATACAAGACCCTGAAACGTTCTTTGACAATGTAGAGGCTAATGTACTTAACAAGCGTGTTACAGATGCCTATCGTGAAGAAGCAAGGAATTACACTACCGACAGCCTTATGAACAATTTGGGTAAGTTTGAATTATCGGTACAAAGCAGATTGAAAGAGGAGTTTAAAACAAAATTCTTTGACCTTACTACACTTACATCGGGGCTTAAACCACCTGCTTCAATGCTGAAAGCCGTAGAAGATAGGAATAAGGCTATACAAGAAGCTAACAGAGTAAAGAATGAGTTAGAGACCTCAAGAATGCTGTTAGAAAAGGCAAAGATAGATGCAGAAACAAACAAAGTACAATCGGTAGGGCTTACAAGGGAAATCCTAATGCAGCAGTATATTGAGATGCTGGGTAAGACCTCCAATAAGGTTATTATAACAGACGGTAGAACGCCCGTAATATTAGGTAATTAGTAACCACAAAAAGCAAGTATCAATCGGGATAGTAGCAGGTTCGAGTCCTGCCTTGCTTTCAAAATAAAGACAAAATGGAAGCACTAAAAAAAGAGGCTAAAGATATTCA